CTCGTCGACATGCTGCATGTAGGCTCCCACACTGCCTGCCTGGCCGCCTTGCGTCGAAAACAATTGCGAGCATTGCGACCCGACCCAGTAGGCGGCCGAGGCGCACAGAGAATTGACGTAGCCGTAAATCGGTTTTTGACCGCGCGCATTGAAAATCTCGGTAGCCAGCTCGCCAGTACCGAACACCGAGCCGCCAGGGCTGTCGATGTCGATGATGATTCCGCCGATAGAGTCATCGGCCAGTGCGCCGCGCAGCGCTTGCGTGAAAGCCTGCGTCGATGTGCCACCGCTACCACTGATGTCGTCGACCATCGAAGCGCGCTGCGACATGACGCCATAAAGCTGCAGTACTGCGATACCGCCGCCGATATTGGCATTTGATTTAGCCCGGGCGGCGCGCGTAGCTTGCGCCGCTTCGATGTTGGCTATGACCTCCGGCGTCGCGGACACGCCAGCAGACCATCGCCGCAAGACGCCTGCGAACGTGGTGAGATGGTCTTGATCCATTGCCCAAACTTGGTTGGCCAGCGCCGCTAAAATGAGTGATCCACGCATAATTTCTATCCTTGAAGGGCAAGTCGTTCGAGTTTGCAGCGGGCGATTTCAGCGAACTCTTCCGCGTCAAACCCATCAATATATGCGTTGAATCCGCATAGCTGCTCTTGGCAGTAATCTTTCGCCGCGACCATTGGAATCCCGAGCGCAGCCGCTACAAACGACTCATGTTTCTCATAGATCGCCGCGAGTGCTTTGTATGGGACATCCTGCTTCATCGCCCTGCTGACAATTTCAACCTCTTTGCGGGCCACTCGTTCGGCGGCAGCGGAAGCCAGGGCGACGGCACGCGCATTAGCCGGGGCTTTCGCCGGCTGATTCGTGTTTTGCAGCGTCTTACCGCTGGCATCCGGCTCGCCGTCGACCGGCTCCTCTATCATATTGAGCGGCAAAAGCGTCCTGTCCAAGCCGGGCAGAGGATCTTTTCCGACCATTGCCCGGCCTTCATTGCGCGTGAACACGCCGTTATTGGTCATTTTCGTGATGTAGTTCGACAGCGCCGTCGAGTCGCCGCGCATCAACATGGAAAAATCGTACTCGACATCGATTTCTTCATCATCGAACAATAAATCCGATTCAATGGCCGCCGCGTTCCGGCGCGTCCGCGTCAGCAATCCGTCCTGCACGTATTCAAGGGCCTGTTGCTCGATATTGTTGTTCGTGGATGCGGACAGATCGCCGATCTTATGCGGCGGTACGCCGAACCAGCGCGCGATGTCGTTCACCGAATGCGCCTGAGTGCCGAGAAATTGCATATCCTCGTTCGTCGGGCCGACTTCGTGATACTTCATCCCGTAGTCCATCATCATGAGCTTGCCGCGATTCATGCCGCTCTGCGCCTCCTGGAGGCTTTCGCGCACCATGTCCTTCTGCGTCTTGTCTTTGTACGCGCCCGGATATTCAATCCATCCACCGGTCGGCTTCGCGTCGTTGGCAAAGAACCGCGCGCCGTAACTCTTCGCGGCCAAGCCGAGCCCGAACGACTCGCGAGCATATTCGAGCACCGCCATGCCGATGATCCCGTCCGACGATAGCCCGCGGATGTGCCAGATACTGCCGCGCGCGACTGTGCGCACCGAGCCGTCCGGATTGGTGATGCGGTACCGGTAGTCGCCATCCGGCATGACTTCGATTTTTACCTTGTCCGGGTGACGCGGGATCAATTCTTGAATCTCACCCTTGCCGTCGGAATAAATCTCGTTGTAAGCGTTCCCGCGCAGCTCGATATGCCCCTGCATCATTTCGCGCCACTCGAAAGCGTTTTGCCAGCGGTTCGGGCGACTGTTGAGCAACTTCAAAACCGGGTGATCGAGGATGCGCTTGCGTGTTCCGCGATGGTAAAAGAACAGTGGAAGCAAAGCCATGTGACCGGAAACCAGCGAGACAGCGCGAAAGACGGCTGACAACGACATCGCGGTGTCGGGCGTGACGCGCATGCCGCTTCCGGTGCGCACGCCGGTCGACTCAAACCAGAAATTTCCCCACGGCGATCGGTCTTCGGCCTTGATTCCGCTCAAAAACATTACGATCCCGTCCCGGTCGAGACAAACAGCCCGCCAATTTTGACCATGCCAATGGTCAAGGCAATCAGTAGCACGCCGCCGCCGCATAGCCCGGCGCCGAGATTCAAGATCATTCCGCCGGCGGTCGCCATGACCCATCCGACGAGCAGGCAGGCGTTAAATATTTTTATGTTCAAAGGGCACCTTATGCGGTCATCACTGCGTAATCGGCTGGGAGGCTGTTTTCGTCGCTTGGCGCCAGCAACCGGCCAACGCCCATCAACAAAGCGCACATATCATCAATCTTTTCCGCTGCGCGCTTCTTATCCGGTGCCGTGTTCATGTTTGAGTCGGTGCGCGCGACCAGATTTGATGCGCACCAGGTCAACACCGGGTCACCGCCGTGCCGCAATTTCCCGCTGATGTAGGCGCGCTCCAATACCTGCATGGCCGGGTGATAGCTTTTCGGCCCCTGTACGAATTCCACCATCGGCAATCCGCGTTCGACCAGTCTATTCACGAGGTCGCTTGCATTCCACGGGTCATACGCGATCTCGCCTGGGCAGAATCTATCCGCGAGCTCAACGATGTCGGCCTCGATGACGGCGTAATCCGTCACATCACCATCTGTTTGAGTAATCAGCCCGGCCTGCACCCATGCAGCATAGGGCACGGTCCCGCGCTCGGTGCGCTGCGCAACAGCCGTCATCGGGACATACCGCTTGCCCCATGTGTAATAGACGCCGTCTACCAACCACGTAAGCCGGATTGCGGCAAGATCGGTCGTAGAGGCAAGATCGATCGCCATCACGCACGGCTTACCGCGTAGCCATTCCAGATCCACGGCGCCGCTGCATCGGTTCCACTTTTGCAGATCGACCCATGCCGATGCAGATGCAGACGGCCGGTTCAGCCGCTTGATTTTGAATTCGGCGTGCCGGCCGGGCATGGCCTTGGCTTCGACCGCCTCTTTCCGAATCTCCTTGATGAGAATCGGATTTACTTCCATCAGCGGATTGGCCTTGATCCACTTCGATTCGTCAAAGTCTTCGTCTTTGTCATCCAGCGCGAAGTAGACGGCAAGGAAGTGATCCGCTTCCAATACGCCTTGCAGCAGCTGCTTGGCGAAATGCCGTATCTCGGCCCATGGCCCCGGATTGGCATAGCCTTCGGTCGTCGTGTACAGAAACAGCGGATTCTTGCGCGCGCCGGCGGCTGATTTCAGCACGTTCAGTAGGTCGTGATTCTTGTGCGCGTGGATTTCATCGATACCGCAATGCGATGGGTTCAAGCCATCCTGCGTGCTGGCCTTCGCATTGATCGGCTTGAATGTCCCGCCAACCTCATATCGCGCAATCGCATTCGCAAACGGATCAAGCGTGAACGCCTCGCGCAGATCGGCGGTCATTTCGACCATCCGCTTCGCGACGTTGAACACGATGCGCGCCTGCGAACCGGTCGTCGCCGCGCTGATGACCTGTGGCCCGTTCTCTTGTTCGCAACAGAAGCAGTAAAGCAGCACTGCCGAGCACAGGAACGATTTAGCGTTCTTACGGGCGACAGCAAACAGTGCTGTGGTGAAGCGCCTTGTACCGTCCAGATTGCGGAATCCGAACAAATTCACCACGAAAAACACATGCGAGGCATGCATTACGACCGTCGGCGTGTCCCACTCACCCTCAACATGCGGCAATTTTTCAATGAAGTCGCAGGCGTCGACCGCGTGCCACGCATCAAAAACATACCCATTCCCTTTGCGCTTCGCCCTCTTCAGATCGGCGAGAAAACGCTTCCCTGCAAGACGCACCCATTTACCGAACCGCTTGCCGGCCTTGTCATCGACCGCGGCTTGCGCGTAATCGATGGCAATTTGGACAAAATCACGCTGTCCGCTTGCCGTTGTTGGCGAACTTGTTGCCTGTTTTTTCTTCGCCAACTGGTTTCACCTTGCCCTGTGCGACCGGCGTTAGCCCGAAATCGTTGATCAGATTCCGATATTGCGCCAGCATGTGGCCGGTCGGACCCTCGCCAGCCGCATATAGTTGGACGATCTTCCCGTGCAATGCGCACAACATGCCCAGCGCGGAGATTCCGCCTTCGGTCAATAGCTTATTGGCCGTCAAAATACGCGCCAGGCGGTTCCATTCCTTGACCGCATGCGCGTTCGGTAGCCAGTCAGGCGCCTCCGGAACTTCGCTAACGGTAGGCAGATTTATTGCAGGCGGCGTCGCGCGGTCTGCTCGGCCGGTACCGGAAATCGACTTCAGCTGCGCCGCCTTCTTCGGTCCGGCCATGGCATTCCTCTCGAAAACTGGTTTTTCTGATCTGACAGTGCAAATAAAAAGGCTCACATACGGTCCCGACTTGCCAGACTGCAAGGATTTCGACCCCATACCCTGCATGGCTCATCGCCGATGCCGCGTCTTGCCACCC